CTTCACTGTTCGCTGATATGTGGGGACAGCGACCTAAAATGTGGGCGACTGGTAAAGAATTCGTCATAGATTATGATTTTGAAGATTCTATGGCACAAGAAATTATTGAGTGTCTAGACCAGCGAAGATTGACGAAGATTTATTGGGCTGGCGGCGAACCAATGATGTCGCATGTGCATTGGAAAGTGGTTGAAAAATTATTAGAAATTCAATCCGAAGATCCTGCATTTTTATATAATATCTTTATTCATTATAACAGCAATCTGACTCGCCTTCACTGGAAGGGGAAACTAATACCCGAACTTCTAAAATTTTACCAACCAAGTATACAGGCAAGCCTAGATGGCACGCATGAAACTTTTGAATTTTGTAGAGATGGCGCATCATGGGATACTGTTTCTGCCAACTGGAAAGAATACCATTCTAGACTAAACGAAAGAAACCAATTCGGTCTTTCTAGTGTTATGTCTGCTCCAGTTCTTATGGATATCGATAGGTGGTTTGAATTTTATGAACCGTATGATCCAGAACTTCACTCACATAAATTATTCAATCATATTAACAAACAGACTCAACAAGGATTCCTAGATATTCGGTTATACCCACAACATATTTTTGACCGAATACTTGATCATGCCATTAAACGGTTTGAAGAGTGTTCCTTGAGAGGAAAAGAAAGAACGATTGCAATATTAAAATCGTATAAATTGGACAAAAGCAATAACCCGATTTATTCGGATCCGGAAATGTTAAAACTGATGAAGAAAAACTGGCAACACAGAGAAAAGTTTCTTCTTGGAAAACACACCTTTGAGAGTCTAACTGCAATTATTGACCCAGAGGTAAGAGATTGGTATCTATCAATATGAGCGAACCTAAAATTTATTGTCCGTCTATGTGGAAATCCGTGCACGTTGACACTGATGGTTACTTAACACCATGTTGTCTTTTCATTCATAAAGTAGATAAAAAAAGTAAACTTGTAGATATAGAAAATGCAGAGACTATTTTAAAAGAAGAATTCCAAGAATATCGTGACCAACTATCGCAAGGTGTTTGGCCGAGTGGTTGTAATCAATGTAAATTTGCAGAAGAAGAAGGGCGAGACAGTAAACGTCAACAAGATATGTGGATGTTGCATAATGGAACAATGCAAACACCACCTGAAGAAGTTTCTCTAGAATATCTACAGTTAAAAACTGGGAGATTATGTAATCTTCGCTGCACCATATGCACTCCTGCATGCTCGACTGCAATTGCAACCGAACTCTTACGCGAAGGAAAATTGGACAGGTATACATACGATCGTTTAAACGAAGAGATTGCTTGGTCTTATGATTTAGAACAGTATAAGAAATTAAATCCTGGAGAAAATGGATATTTTAGAATTGATATTGCAGGTGGAGAACCTCTACTAAATAAAACACACTTTGAGTGGTTGGATCAATTATCTAATCCAGAAAAAACAATATTGCAATACAATACGAATGGAACACAAAGACCAACTAGAAAAGAGATTGATATCTGGAAAAAATTCAGAGGTATTGTTTTGTCTTTCAGTATAGATTCTTATGGTGATAAGTTTGAGAAACTTAGAGTTGGTGCTAAGTGGGATCAAGTTTTGGATAATTTAAAATACTGCCAAGAAGAAATTATAGCAAAGGAATTCGATTTACACACATCAAATGTTTCTATCGTTATGACAATAAGTAAAATGAACGTCAGAGACACAATTGCTCTTTACAAGATAGTAAATCAATATGTACGTTTTACTAATTCAAACCCATTAAATTTCAACTACTTGTATTATCCCGACCACATGGCGTGTCATAATATGTCACGGAAAGAACTCGAAGAAGTGATTGCATTGTATGACGCTGAGATACCTTCTTTACCCCAAGATGGTAAAATGCGAAAACAGTGCGTAGATTTACGAAACAGTCTATCCACCTTTTTGGATGGAAAAGAAGTAGAAAATCCAAGACCAATGACAAAAGATCACAGAAAATGAAACTTGAAGGGAAAACACGACTAATTTCATTCGGATGTTCATTTACTGCGGGGTCAGAATTAATGGACCATGAAGTGCTTGGGATTAGTTTTGACGAGTGCAATAAAATGAAACATCAGTGGATTGCTGATAGAAAACCCATGCATAAATTTGAAGACTATGTTTCTCGTGCAGGCAAGATGACTTCTAGGGAATACATTAATGTTTCTTCGAAACGAAGTTATGCTGCTAAATTGGCAGATAAACTTGGTTTGGAGCATGTTAATTATGCTATACCTGGATCTGCAGTGGATCATATGACTCTAGATTTATTTCGCGGTCACTATACTAGAAAGTTAAATCCGAAAACAGATCTGATCTTTTTGGGGGTGACAACCCCGCATAGATACTTGTCCTTTTCGCCAGAAAACACAGGCGTACCTGTATCAAGAGTCATGAGCGACCGTTCGGTTCAAGATAGTGACATGCATTATAACGACTATAAAGTCATGCAAACTTATCTGTTTTCATTACAAAATTTTAAGAATTTTTGCGTTGTAAATAATTTCGATTTTTACATGCAACCAGTTTTTCCAAAAGAACTTCTTTTTTATAATGCTCCGGAATCAAAGCATGGCAATATTTTTGCAGACATTTATTTTGATTGGCAATATTTACCGACGTTCGAGAAAATATTTCAAGAGATACTAGATTATAGCATTGATCCAACCACATCGTTGTTTACTTGGTATAACAACCAGATGCGTGGAACGGTGCCGCCTCCGTGTGGGTTTAAGCACCCACCCGAGATAGCGCATGTATTATTTGCAGAGGAATTGTATGATAAAATCATTAATACAAAAAATTAAAAGTTATCTCTTAAAGAGATCGCACATTCGCCGAATAAAAAAAATAAGAAAACAAGATCCCTTTATCTATGATTGAATGGGGTATATCTGCCGCCGCACATGATGCGGCGTTGACTGTTGTTAGCGGGGACGAGATTCTATTCGCATCACACGTCGAACGATATAGTGGCGTTAAAAATGACAAACATCTAAATGTCGATCTGATCAACGCAGCGCTGAAGTTCGGTAAACCAGAAAAGATACATTGGTATGAGAAACCCAAATTGAGAGCGATGCGTAGATTTCTTTCTGGGCAGGGATTAGTTCGATTTAGCGTAAGGCAGTATCTAAAAGAATTTGGACTTGATGTCCCTGTCGAGTTTGCCTCGCACCATGAGTCGCATGCCGCTGCAGGTTTCTATACTTCTCGGTTCGAATCTGCGACTGCTCTTGTAATCGATGCTATCGGTGAATTTGATACAGCATCAATCTGGAAATGTTCTGGTAGTAACCTTACAAAGAAATGGTCAATGGATTATCCCAAGTCACTGGGGTTGTTCTATTCTGCTATGACAGACCGAGTTGGTCTTAAAGCAAACGAAGATGAATATATCTTAATGGGGATGGTAGCATATGGTGATGCCGAAAAATATTATGACGAAGTTAGAAATCTTTGGGAATCTGAAAACCTTCATCGCGGATGTCGTTGGTGGCGTAATGATGACTTTGATTTGGACCATTATAGTGTTGCCGCAGCAACGCAAAAAGTATACGAAGAAGAATTTGAAAAATTACTGATTCGTGCAAAGATGAAAGACACCTTACAAGGAAATCTTGTTCTTATGGGTGGTTGTGCGCTAAACTGTAGTGCAAATCATATCGCGTTAAAGTATTTCAAGAATGTATGGGTCATGCCAAATCCTGGAGATTCAGGGAGCAGTCTTGGTGCTATTGCTGCAAACAATCGCAGAAAATTAAACTGGCAAGGTCCATATCTCGGCGAGAATATCGAGGGGGAATATCCTGTAGAAAATCTATTGACTTTTCTTAAAAAAGACGGTATAGTGGGTGTTGCAAATGGGCGAGCAGAATTTGGTCCACGTGCTTTGGGTAATCGGAGTTTGTTGGCAGATCCAACCAGAATTGACATTAAGGACAGAGTAAATGCAATCAAACGCAGACAAAAGTTTAGACCATTCGCACCAGTCATCCTTGAGCAACATGCAGCGGAGTATTTTGACATGCCAGTTGAAGTATCCCCTTACATGCAGTTTACTGCAAGATGTAAATTTCCTACAAAGTTCCCTGCTATCGTTCACGTTGATGGCACATCTCGCGTCCAAACTGTAAACAAGCAACAGCATCCAGGATTGTTTGAATTGCTGACAAGATGGTATGAAGAAACAGGTTGTCCGATGTTACTTAATACTAGTCTGAACATTAAAGGATTTCCAATGGTAAATGATGAAAAGGATGCTGCCATGTTCCAAAATATCTATAATGTGAAGGTCTTTTAAGAATAAATATTGTTATGGGTAGAGTAGTTAATTTTCCAGATAGATTTCTATCGCATAGAAGGTATCGTATATCTTTATATACGGACTTTGAGGTAGAACTTGTTCTTGCTGCATTGAATACTTATCCAGAATGTGAAAAGAAATACAATGCAGATATATTAACTACCTTAGATCCAATTTTTGTCAGAAAAGCACTTGACTTTTCGATAGGAAACAGTATAATAAGTGATGTCGCTAAAGTTGCGATACAAAACATAATTAATAACATGGAAGAGATTCCATTTGACGAGTAATACATTATGAATATTTTTTATCTTGACAGCGATGTCACCAAGTGCGCAGAATACCATAACGACAAACATGTCGTAAAGATGATCCTCGAGTATGCCCAGTTACTATCAACTGCGCACCGTGTTCTCGACGGCAAAGAATATATCGATGCTTCCTCTGGACGAAAGATCAAACGATGGCGGTTAGAAGATACTTCTCTTGAGGGGCAACTATACAAGGCGACACACATCAATCATCCGAGTGCTGTTTGGGTTCGCCAGTCTAACAACAATTATAACTGGCTTGTATGCCTATTCCAATCCCTCTTATCTGAATACACTCACCGATATGGCAAGATCCATTCTTGTGACCGTCTAGTATATTGGTTACGTAAACCTCCTATTAATATTCCTATCGGTTATAAAACGCAACCTACTCCTGCGATGCCAGATGAATACAAAGTTCCTGACTCTATTCAGTCGTATCGTAACTATTATGTCGGCGCAAAAAAAACTATGGCAAAGTGGAAAAATCGCCCGATTCCAGAGTGGTGGAGTGTCGCAGTTTAATAAATACTTGTATGGAACAAAAAAGAACTCCCATCCCAATTTCAGATTCCGATGTCCTCGGAAAATAAAGGCGACTCCGTAGTGGAGTCGCCTTTTTCGTATCAACCCTCTAGTTAAAATAAGGACTGCAAATGTCGAGAAGAAAACAAAATAATCTACAACTCGTCGCCCCATCCGAAACTATCATTCAACAAGAGAGAAGTTCTAAGTGTAAAGTTTCATACAATGATTTGAAACAAATTTCCCCTCTAAATTTCAATCAAAGATCCTTCTTTGAAATTTATGATAAGCAAGCATCCGCAGTCCTACTACATGGTGTCGCTGGCACTGGTAAAACATTCATCGCTCTATATAAAGCATTAGAAGAAGTATTAGATAGTTCCAGCAATTTCGAACGTCTCGTTATTGTGCGCTCAGCAGTTCCTTCGCGCGAGATCGGGCATCTTCCTGGAGACGAAAAAGAAAAGACAGAAGTTTACACTATGCCATATGTTGAAATCTGTGAAGATCTTTTCAATCATATTCAACCATTTGCTCGTCTACAAGAACAAAAAATGGTTCACTTCCTTATCACATCATTCGTTCGTGGTATCACTCTAGACAACTCCATCGTAGTTGTCGATGAATGTCAGAATATGACAGATATGGAACTCAATTCTATCATGACTCGTATCGGTAAGAACTCAAAGGTCATTTTCTGCGGAGACTTCCGCCAAACTGACCTATATAAGAAGAACGATATGTCTGGGTTGCAGAAATTTATTGCAATTGCAGACATGATGCCTTCATTTAAAACTGTTGAGTTTACTGTAGACGATATCGTTCGATCAAAACTTGTAAAAGAATATATAATTGCTCGACTAGAATATGAAAGTCGTTACGCAGCATAGGAGATAAAAATGTCAACACTACTAGAAGATTTTCATGCATCACTCGGTGATGCATTTACGGGTCTGCCAATCCAACCAAAAAGTCTTGCACTACAGCGCCCATCTCAGTTACAAAATCAATTAGATGCATTAGATGCAGAAGATCCTGCTAATGCAGATTTTATTGCTCATCTAACCAGAGAAATTGACGATGCAAATGCGGTGATTGCAGCAGAAAATTATACCGAGGTTGAAGATCAGATGGCATATTATGGTTTTTATAATTTAAAATTAAAAGAATTTATTGAAGAAATGGCTTGACTTTTCTATAAAATTATAGTATAATGAATTATGTTTAAGACGATATATGACTATGAAGATTTCGCACAATCAACTACGAACGAAGATGGTAGCAGAGTTTACGTTAATGCCTCTGGTGTAGCGTATCCTTCTGCTACCACTGTTCTCGGGGTTCTATCCAGAGATGGAATCGCTGCTTGGCGAAAACGTGTTGGTGAAGAAGAAGCGAATAAGATCTCGAACAAAGCATCAACTCGTGGAACTAAGATTCACTCATTAACTGAATCATATCTTAAGAACGAAGATTTAGAAGAAGCGTATACAACTACGAAAGCATCTCTACTTGACGTTGAGATGTTCAAGAAGTTCAAACCTGTTCTCGATCCGATTGGCGACATTCACTGCCAAGAACTTGCGCTCTACAGCGACCACCTCCGTATGGCAGGTCGTGTCGACTGTATCGCCGATTATAACCGTCTCCGAGCAGTCATCGACTTCAAGACATCTAGCAAACCCAAAAAGAAAGAACATATCAGTTCTTACTTTATGCAGACTGCAGCATATGCAATCATGTATGAGGAACGAACTGGGATTCCTGTTCCGTGGTTGGTAGTTCTTATTGCAGTCGAGGGTGATGAACCTCAGGTGTTTATCGAGAAGCGAGACAACTGGGTGAAAGAATTGCTTCGAACTCGTGATTATTATGAAAATGGTTATTATTTGGCTTGACTTCTGACCAAAACTATAGTATAAATAATATATCAGTTGTTGACAGTTGACAATAAAAGCGGAAAGACGAGGGTTCGACTCCCTCCACCTCCACCATAGATACATCAAGGTCCGACCCGAAAGGGGTGCCTACTAAAGTGAGGGATGATGGTGTATCTATGATGGGGGTGACCTTGGAATTCGATTTTCGTGTAATAGGAATACCGAGACTGATTGACTGGCAAAGCGCCACAAACTGTAAATGCAAACGATAACGTTGCCTTTGCTCTAGCTGCATAAGCTAGCATTGGGTTTTCGGCGGTTTCCCTCGAAACAGAATAAACCGCCAACCGTTCTAAATCAACGGTAAACAGAGACTATTGGGAGTCTTTAAACCCTAAATATAATGCACCTTTGAAAAAAAGTGCCCAGTGTAGGGAGTCACTGGTTAATCCTCTCTCCAGTTCAACAATCCAAGGAATAGAGATGCCTTCCTTTAATAAGAAGACATTGAAAATTCTTTCTTCAATTTTAGTGGTAATTGTAATATATTGTGTATCATTGAGTTATGCAAAAGAAAGAATCGAAGACACCGCAATGGAATACACTGTCGGTGGATATGAGAAAGTCGAAAGCGTAAAACGACAAAACCAAGAAATTTTACAAAAACAAGAAGAAATCATACAAAAAAACGTTAAAAAAGAAAAACAAAAATACCTGTCACAAAATTCTGCAGCAATAACTTGTCTAGCAGATAACATCTACTACGAGGCAGGTAATGAACCCAGAAAGGGTAAAATCGCGGTTGCAGGTGTAACTTTAAATAGAGTTCGCAATCCAAAATATCCATCAAACGTTTGCTCTGTCGTTTATCAGAGAACAAGTAGGGTCTGTCAGTTCAGTTGGACGTGTATGCGTCGACCTGCCAAAGACCCAGTATTATATGCTGAAGCAAAAGATATTGCGAAAAAAGTATTGACTTCTGAGATCAATACGCGTATAGTAGTTAATAGTAACGTTCTATTCTACCATGCTGACTATGTTAGTCCAGGTTGGAAGTTACAGAGAGTTACTAAAATCGGTAGACATATTTTTTACGCAGGATAGATTATGACGGAAGAAATTCCAGTAACTGATGAATTTTTGATTACAAAGCAATTTAAGACAGCAGCAGAGTTTTCCATCTTTATTGAAAAACTTGCAAGAGACTCTAGATCACCCTGTATGGATATTCTCATTGACTATTGTGAGAAACGAAATATTGAGGTTAGTTCTGTTGCTGGTCTTATTAGTTCATCACTAAAAGAAAAAATTCGAGTCGAGGCACAACAACTCAACATGTTGAAAAACGATGATGGGATTCTGCCTCTCTGATGGACTCTTATAAAGTTTATCAATTGTATCTCTCGTTGAGATTACATTTCACTCGACCTGATTTTGATATCACCAAATCCCGTAAAGGGGTAAAGGTTTCCAGAGAAGCATTTCTGAAACGTAAAGACTTATTTGCGTTGCGAAAGTTGGCAGAAACAAAAACAAAAACTGAAATCATTGATTTTCTAGTTGCTAATTTTGTTTCTGGGAATCAGTGGGGTGGTGTGTTTGATACAGAGGCGAATGATGTCTATGCAGAATGGCAAACACGCATGCAGAAATTGGGATATACTTTTAAACAGGATATCCAAACTCTTTATGCAGACGGAGACCCATTCGAAGTAATTAATGGGCAACATCCTAAAGTATTAAAAATGTATCTTGGTAAAAAGATTTCTCTAGAATCTATTGCTATTTTGGCAAAAATAGGTATAATAGATAATACCGACTATAGTTCTTTATCGAATGATTTTATTTGGAATGACTTCGCGCATTTGGTAAAGAAATATAAACCCTTTGTCAAAATAGACAAAGATCACTACATCCGCCAACTAGAACAGGAGATTGGGACGGTGGTAAAATAACTATGGGTAAGTCTCGTAGAAGCGATTATGACGACCGTGGTTCCGACCGCATTAGACATAATGAAAAAGACGTAAATAAAATACGTAAAAGCAAAAATAATTTGTATAAATACTATACTAATCGGGATGAAGATCCTGATGAAGATTTATATTATGATACAAAATAAACCAAACATACAACGCAAACATAAGGACAATACATATGTCAAGTAATTCTCTATCCGAACTCCGCAAGCAACGCGGAAATTTTGACTCGCTCATGAAGGCAGTCGAGTCAATCGCAAACCCCACTACAGAAAAGCGTGGAGACGATGATCGTTTCTGGAAACCGACTGTCGATAAGGCAGGTAACGGTCAAGCAGTGCTTCGCTTCCTCCCTGCTCCTGCAGGTGAAGAACTTCCGTGGGTTCGCGTATGGGACCATGGTTTCCAAGGTCCAACTGGTAAGTGGTATATCGAAAACTCGCTTACTACTCTCAACAAACCAGATCCTGTTGGCGAACTGAATTCCGAACTGTGGAACTCAGGCGTCGAAGCGAACAAGGAAATTGCTCGCAAGCAGAAGCGTCGCCTCACTTACATCTCGAACGTCCTTGTTATTCGCGATCCCGCGAATCCAGAGAACGAAGGTAAGGTCTTCCTGTATAAGTACGGTAAGAAGATCTTCGATAAGATTAAGGACGTGATGCAACCTACGTTCGAAGATGAACAACCAGTCAATCCGTTCGATCTATGGGAAGGTGCTAACTTCAAGTTGCGCATTCGTCAGGTTGAAGGTTATCGTAACTACGATAAATCGGAATTTGATGGACCAACTCCTTTGTCTGATGACGAAGATAAGTTGGAGCAGATCTGGGGTAAGACCCATTCTCTCGCAGCGTTCCTCGATCCTTCAAACTTCAAGTCATATGACGAACTGAAGGCGAAGTTGAATGCAGTCCTTTCGGGTGGTGCTCGCGTAGCAACTGCCGAGAAGGTTAATCCGCTGGATGCTGAAGACGAACTGTTCGTTGAAACTAAGA